TTGACCATTTCGGCAGCACATCAATAGAGAACATCATCAATCGTGTTCGCTACATGGCTAAGGGTATGGGATGTAAGTATGTATTCCTTGATCACCTGTCCATCATTGTGTCAGCACAGGACAATGGTGATGAGCGTAAGGCGATTGATGAAATCATGACGAAGCTGCGTATGCTGGTGCAAGAAACCAACATTGCTCTCATCATCGTTAGCCACCTGAAGCGTCCGTCTGACAAGGGCCATGAAGAGGGTGCGCTTACATCACTGTCACAGCTGCGCGGTAGTGCATCAATTGCACAGCTGTCGGACATGGTGATTGGTCTTGAGCGCAATGGTCAGTCTGAAGATGAGATCGAACGCAACACCACTAAGGTGCGTGTGTTGAAGAACCGATACAGTGGACAGACAGGACCAGCCTGTCACTTGCATTACAACAAGCACACTGGTAGGATGTTGGAAGTTGAACCTGAACCTGATGGAGAATTGCTATGACAGATACACTTAAACAAGACATTGTTGACATCGTTAACTACTACGACTACAGAGCGCAGATGTTTATGGAAATTGAACAAGCTCTCGACCTCTTTGAAAATACCGACAACGAGCAGCGTATGTGGGTTCATCTCTTTGAATATGCCATGCTGAAAGACCGCACCAATGAAATGCTTAATGCCTTCAGCTACGACACACTCGCCACTCTTGTTGGCGCATTCGGTGTGAAGCTTATTATTGTCGGCAGTCCAGATGAGTAAGGGTAGCGCACAGCGTCCACGCTCTGTGGCTAATGAAGAATGGGCCAGTCGATGGAACTCCATCTTCGGCAAGGACAGTGTTGAAGATTACAAACAGTCGGTAGATGTTGACAAGTACCTACCAAATGCAACATTAAGGAGTGATGATGAGCGAGATAGAAATCTATTGGCAAGCGATAAGAAAGAAGAGTCCTAAGCAGTTGCCTGAGTTTAAGAATCTACCAATGCAATATCAGCAGATGGTTATTCAAAGCGTCAACTTATTGTTGCTTGTAATTGATGGAGTATCTAATGACATGGCTCGACAGAACTCTAATTAGGGGTGACTTCCTTTGTCTCTGTACAACAGAGGCTGAGTTTGTAAAAGAACTGAAGCGCACTAAGTGTCCTGCACCGTGGCCTAAATGGATTGAGGATGATGCTCTTGCTACGACACATTACATTGTCACTGGCAAGGGCAACAGAGCCACCATTGTTTGCATGACAGACAAGAAGATGGACGGCATCCCTGCTGCATCCCTACTTGTACATGAAGCTGTACATGTGGTGCAGGAATACTTCAGATACATTGGTGAGGAATCACCAAGCATTGAGATACAAGCATATGCCATACAGGAAGTGGCTGGTCAATTGATGTATGCTTATTCGGATAAACTATTTAAGGAGAAATGAAATGGATTGGGTATACGATATTGAGACATACCCCAACTGCTTCACCTTCACAGCCATCTGTGCAGACAACTCGCGTACTCATGTGTATGAATGCTCATCACGAAAGAATGATGTGTCGCAATTATTTGATTTCTTAGACACGTTGCATAAGAAGAAGGACAGGATGGTGGGCTTCAACAACAAAGGCTTTGACTATCCAGTGCTGCATGCTCTACTTGAGGTGAGGGCTAAGGCTGTCACAGTGTCAGGCAAGGCTGTTGCCAAGAAAGCATACAAGGTTGCACAAGACCTCATTTCTGTACAAGCTGAGCATAACAACACCCGCTTGAAGGAGTATGTTAAGCAGGTTGATCTGTTCAAGATTCATCACTTCGACAACAAGGCACGAGCCACTAGTCTGAAGATGATTGAATTTAATATGAAGTCTGACAGCATTGAAGACTTGCCATTCCCTGTTGGCACTGAGCTTAGCGACAGCGAGATTGATGTGTTGCTTCTGTACAACATGCATGATGTAGTCAAGACGCTCGACTTCTTTAACATCTCATTGCATCTCATCCGCTTTCGTGATGAGTTGTCAAAGAAATACAAGCGCGACTTCACCAATCACAATGACACTAAGATTGGCAAAGACTACTTCATCATGCAGCTTGAGAAGACAATGCCAGACTCATGCTACAAGGCTGACAGCACAGGCAAGAAGGTGATCAATCAAACTAAGCGACCAGCAATTGCCATTAAGGATTGCTTGTTCAACTACTACGACTTCCAGCGTCCAGAGTTTCAGGCAATCTTTGATTGGTTTAAGAAGCAGACCATCACTGAAACCAAAGGTGTGTTCTCTGATATCACTGAAGACAAGCTTGGTCGGGTAGCCATGTTCGCTGACATGAACATCATGCGTAAGAAGTTTAAAGAAGAGCCAGCCGGTGAAGAGCTTGTTGCTTTCAAGGCTGATTACCCTGATGGTTGGATTGACAAGGTGGAGTTGAAGGCTAAGAAGAAAGGCCAACCTACCTATTCCCATTGGTACTGCTGGCATGAGGCTGAGACATTGAATGTCATGGTTGATGGCTTTCGTTTTGACTTCGGCACTGGTGGTATTCACGGCAGCGTGTCATCCTCCATCGTAGTTGAGAGCGACACTCACCAGCTTGTTGATGCTGATGTTAGCTCCATGTATCCGAACATTGCCATTGCCAACAGAGTCTATCCAGAACACCTCACTGACAGGTTCTGTGACATCTACAAGGATGTGTATGAGCAGCGTAAGAGCTACCCCAAGGCAAGCGCTGAGAACGCCATGCTGAAGCTGGCATTGAATGGTGTGTATGGTGACAGCAACAACCAGTACAGCCCCTTCTATGACCCGCAATACACCATGACCATCACCATCAACGGGCAGCTAAGCCTGTGCCTGTTGGCTGAGAAGCTGCTGGCAATTGATGGCTTGTCACTGGTGCAGGTCAACACCGATGGTGTCACTGTGTTGTGTCCACGCAACATGATGGACAAGTACAATGCCATCTGTGATGCATGGCAGCAGCAAGTTGGATTGCAGCTTGAGTATGCCCATTACTCAAAGATGATTATCCGTGATGTGAATAACTACCTTGCCTTCTACACTGATGGTAAAGTTAAACGCAAAGGGGCATATCAGTATGAGGGATTGGGCTGGCATCAAAATCAGGGTGGCTTAGTCATCCCTATGGCAGCTGAAGCAGCGATGTTGAAGGGTGTATCTGTCAGAGACTTTGTTCAGAATCATGGAAATCATTGGGACTTCCTGCTGCGAACAAAGGTTCCACGCAGTAGCAAGCTGATGCTGGTGATGGAAGATGGTGTTGAAATACAACAGCAAAACATTTGTCGCTACTACGCTTGCAAGACAGGTGGTAAGCTGGTTAAAATCATGCCACCACTTGTTGAAGGTGATGAAGATAGGCGGTTGTCAATTGACAGCAACTGGAATGTGAAGACTTGCAATAAGATGGAAGACTTCGCATACGATATCGACTATGATTACTACATTGCAGAAGCTGAGAAGCTTGTTGTACAATAGGTTTTCTTCTTTAGTAAAAGAAGCGGTATAGGTGGACCCGTTAGCGCCACTGTTTTAACTAAGGAAATATATGGACAATCTTGTTAAGTTTAAATGTGATCTGATGTGGGCACAGCTGGATAAAGTTAATGACATGAGTGGCAAGTTCCAAGTGAATCTTTGCAACCTCAGTGACGCTGCTGCTCAGGCACTGGAAGCATTGGGCATCTCTACGCTGAACAAAGAAGGCATGGGCAACTACATCACTTGCAAAAGCAACACTCCAATCAAAGCCTTCGACACTGATGGTGATGAGGTTAAAGAGCTTATCGGCAATGGCAGCAAAGCCAAGGCAGTGGTCAAGCCATATGACTGGACATACAAGAACAAGAAAGGTGTTAGCCCTTCACTGGTGAAGCTGGTCATCACCGATCTGATTGAGTATGCTTCTGCTGGTGGAAGTCTTGATGATGACGAACTGCTCTGATATCGAGCAAGCTGAACGGCATGCCTACATTAGTGGTGACACTAAGAAGGCTGCTTTGTTAGCTGAGATTATTGATCTTCGTTACGAGGTTGATAATCTTCAGTATCGGCTTGACCCTTATGGCGATGACAACAGCACTGATTGACAGTGACATCGTTGCCTACCGTATAGCATTCGCATGTCAGGATGAAAATGAGATAGTAGCCAAGCACCGTCTTGATCGTTATCTTGTAGACATTCTGGCATGTGGTGTTGACAACACATACCCTGATTGCTTTGTAGATAGTTGGCAATTGTTTCTTACTGGAAAGAAAAACTTCCGGTATGACATTGCAACAACCGCTGTCTATAAGGGAAATAGGATTGCCCCAAAACCTGATCATCTGCCAGCATTGCGTGAGCATATGATAAAGGAATGGGGCG